TCCGTTAGGGAAGAAGAAGCATTAGACCTTGATCCTTTTGTTGAACTGAACATTGAGTTTTTAAAACATTGTTATTTAAAATTAATTAAAGGAGATATTACTTATGACAGATAATCCGTTTGAATTCTTCGATTCAGAAGACAAAGCATTTATAAAACACGACTTCCAAGAAAAATGTTGGTATCGTGGTAAAGAAAAATTAGATGTAAATTATTTTTACGCTGATCCAGCAACTATGTTGATGGGCTGGGGTGCATTTAGTCAATCAGAAGGATATTCATGGGTTTGGCAAAAAGATTTATTTACACCGATTGCCAAACCTGAAACTCTTAGTGGATATAGCGATTATAAAAAAGCATTTTCAGTTTGGTTATTACCTAAATATGTAGATGGCAAACAAAACATTACACAATCAGTTGCTTTATGGCAAAGAAACAGTTTTGGCGAGTTCACAGGTTTTAAAGAAATGGGTGCTAGTTTTTATGCTGAATTACAAAAACCTGAAAACAAAGGTAAACTTCCTGTTGTTAAATGGACAGGTTCGGAGACCTTAACAATGGGCATGGGTAAATCTACCATTCCGCATTTTGAATTAGCCGGTTTTAGAGATAGACCTTCAGAATTTGTTATACCTAGTATTGGGTATGATGCCTCACCATCTGACAATCAAAATGGCGAAAGCCAACATGATAATTTTCTCCCTAAGTCGGATGGTGACACCAAAGAATCGCATCCTGTATTAGATACATTAGATTCAGGCGATATTCCATTTTAGTCAGGTGACACTTGGAATTGGATTGGGAGAAAATCGCACCTGAGATAGCGATACAAATATTAGGAGAGCCATCAAAAAAAGATGGCTCTTACTATCGCTGGGGATCTAAAGGCAGTCTTGCCTTGAATTTAGAGCAAGGAACTTTCTTTGACTTTGAGAATAATCAAGGTTATGGACTTATTGAATTTATAAAGAATCGTGGTCTTGATCCTGATGATTTTTTAAAAGAGTACAAACCTATAGAACCAGCAAAGCCAACAAGAACATTTACCGATAAAGATATGTACAAACTCAAAACTGAATCTGTCGTTTATCTCCGTTATTCTGATTCTTTTTGTGTTATGCGGTTTCCTAATGAACATTACATTAAGCAAAAATATGCACCTTTTACTAAGGTACAAGATTCGTGGGTTATGAAAAGACCTGATGGTATCTTGCCGATCTATTGTGAAAATCAAAAGTCAGAAGATTATGTTGTGATTAATGAAGGTGAAAAAGCATTGTTAGGTTGTAAAAGCATATACGATGGCGATGCTTGTACATGGCATGGTGGTGTTAATAATTTAGATAAACAAGATTGGAGACCATTAAAAGATAGAAAGGTTATTATCTTTCCTGATAATGACAATGCAGGAAAAGTCTGTGCAGAGGAGTTAAAAGACAAACTTAGTCAGATAGCCAAAGAAGTAATTATTGTTAAGCCGCCAAGAGAATTTAAAGATAAAGATGATTTATACGATGCAAAAGTAAATGATTTCTTTTCATCATCACAACAGTTTTTGGATTATTGTCTTAATAATCAAATAAAGAAAAGGGTTTCTTTTGATCTGATTCAGGTCAATGACATTATGCAAAACATTACACCGCCTAAATGGGTGGTCAAAGATATATGCGAAGAAGATTCTGTTGTAGCTATCTTTGGGCAACCTAAAAGCGGTAAATCATTTGTTACAGTTGATCTAGCTTGTAATATCGTTTTAGGTCGTGATTGGCATGGACACGAAACAGAACAGGGTTCGGTTGTTTATTTAGCTGGTGAGGGAATGAGGGCAATATCAAGAAGGTTCTTAGCATGGCAACAATTAAATGGCACAAGAGTCAAAGATGCACCATTGTTAATATCTACTAGAGGTGCAAGGTTATTAGATGATAAAGACCATCAATTGCTAAAAGACACCATAGACAGAACACAAGATGAATCAGGTAAAGTCAGAATGATTGTCGTTGATACCTTACAAAGAAACTTTGGTGCTGGTAACGAAAACTCTACCGAAGATATGTCAGCATTTATAGAAAGAATAGATGATCTTAGAGATTCATATTCTACTTGCATTTGCATAGTGCATCATACAGGTCATGGCACATCATCTAGGGCAAGAGGTAGTTCTGTCATACAAGCGTCTGTAGATTGGGAATATCGAGTAGCTAGAACCAATCTTGGTAGCGATATGTTTGTAGAATTTAGCCAAACATTAGTCAAAGATGGTAAACCTGTAATGCCAAAAAACTTTAAATTTATAGAACAGAAACTACCATTTCACGATATGACATCAGGTGCATTAGAGATTATTGATGCTGGTGATATGCCTAAGAAAACCAAAGTATCTGAAAAAGGACAAACGATTATTGATGCCATAAGGACTGTACAAGATAAAGCAGACGAACCAGCAACAGTATGGTTAGGTCAAGCAGAGATAACAAGATTGACTAAACTAAATGATTCAACAGTAAAAACTTGGCTAAGAAAATTAGTAGATCAAGAAGTTTTAACTTATGAGAAAGGCAAAGGTTATCAAACTAATGAATACAATTCGGAGATATTTTAATGAATGAAGAAAGTAAAAGTATAATTGTTGATATTGTAAAAGAAGTAATTACACATACACCATTCGGTATGTCGGAAAGTGTATTTGAAACTGCTTTTTGTATGGAATGTAATTTAAGAAAAATAAGTTTTCAAAGACAAAAAAGCTATGTTGTTTATTATAAAAATGAAACTTTGACAACTATAAGACCTGATTTAATTTTATATTTAGACTACGACAAGCCAATAGTTTGCGAATTTAAAGTTACTGAAAATGCTAGAGAAGAAAACCAAATTCTAAAATATTTAGAAGTTTTAAATTGTCATGAAATTGTTTTAATCAATTTTGGTAAACAAGAAATCAAAATAAAAACAAGATATATAAATGAAAATGGAACTGCTGAATTACTAGATGAAAATATAAATTGGTCTTAAAATGGTTTGTTTTTGGTTTAAATTCCATCAAATTCAAAACCTTTTCAACGAAATATGGTTGGTTTTTATTGTTTTTCCGAACAATAAAACCAAAACTATGAAACCAAAACCTTTATAAAAATATGTATTCTGAATCTGTAATAGAAATAATAAAAGACATTAATCAGCTTGAAAGGCAACTAATTACTGACTTTGGTGTTGATGAACCTGTCAGATTAGTTAATAAAGAATTCCAAAAAAGGTTTAAACTTGCACAAACCAAATATAATCTATCGCTTTCTTTTCCTGATAAATCAAGGGATTTAGAGAAAATGGCTAGTATGATGCTAAGAGCATGGAAGTCTTTACAGGATCAACTACTCAAAGAAGGTGTTATGCCATTACCTGTTGATACTTGGAAACTGAAACATAAAGAAACAGATAGAGAAGTTTTCATTTGCAAGAATCAAGCTGGAAAAAAGAATGTGCAAAAACAATTTAGTAAATATGCAATTGTGTTATCAGCAGATGAATTAATTAACATGATAGATCACGACATCTTTTTAGAATTTGTAAAACTGACAAAGCAAGGTTTATTACCTACAATACTTTCTTACAAAGCTAAGACCAATGAGCAAGAAGAAATGTAGTTATTGCTTACGAACCTTACCAGCAGATATGTTTGAACAAGGTGGTAATGCAAAAGGTGTATATTCTAGAACAGAATGTAGAACTTGCACACAAGAGAAAAGAACAAAATCTAAAAATCAAACACCATATACATATTTGAATCTTTTATACACACAACTAAAATCCAGCAGAAAGAAGTCAGATATTGAATGGGATATAGAATTAGACTACATATTTAAGCTGTGGGATATTCAAAAAGGAAGATGCAATTTGTCAGGTGTGAATATGACATGGCATCGTGGTGGCGGTAGTACAGATTATGCCTGTTCAATAGATCGTAAAGATTCTGATAAAGGTTATGTTGTTGGTAATATTCAATTGGTATGTCGTACTGTTAATTTTATGAAATCAACATTAAATGATGCACAACTATATTGGTGGTGCAAAAACATTGTTGAACATAAGGAAAGAAATATATAATGCTTATGTGGTGCGGTGATTCTCTCCCTGATATATTTTCTCCTATCATCGCACCATCTTACTTATGGATTTAAAATTATCAGCAGATTTCAAAAAACTTAGCAAAGGTCTTAACAGTATGCAAAGGACTCAACTTCCTTTTGTTATATCTAAAACAATCAATGAAGTTGCTTTTGCATCTATAGATAAAAATAATCCTGAAGGACTAAAACAAAAAGCCAAAGATACATTTGAAGGTGGTGCAACAAACTTTACAGTCGGTGGATTTAGATTTAGAAAATCAACAAAAAAGAATTTGACTGCTTATGTGTTTGTTGAATCAGCTAGAGAAAAGTATATGAACTTTCAGATAAAGGGTGGTACAAGACAACCACATAACAAAACTATTCTAGTTCCTACAAAGAATATTAAACTTAATAAGTTCGGTAACCTGACAAGAGCAACAAGAAATAAATTATTTGATGATAAGAAAAAATTCTTTGAGGGGATACCAAAAGGATTAACAGGAGAAAACAATCGTGGTATTTGGGAAAGGTATGGTAGGAACAAAGCCAATCCTTCAGGACAAAGAATTAGAATGGTAGCTAACTATGTAGGTCAAGCACAATATAGACCTAAGTTCCCATTCAAGAAAACAGTAGAGGGTGTGGTCTTTGGACAGAAGCGAGGTATTGGCAGAACTTTTGAAAAAAATCTTAAATTAGCATTGAAAACAATGAAGAGGAGATAGGGGGTATGCAAAGGTACTGTCTAGCTGTATGTATTGTGGGTGATTTGACG